TTATCTTCTCTATTAAGTCCAGTTTTGAGTCTAGGTAGGTATATGGTATGTCATTCTCTATCATAAACTCTTTTATTTGTGGGATAGTATTACCATCATAGGTGGGAAGGATAGGGTCATCACCAACTTCGACCTGGATTTTGTTACCGTCCTCGTCTATCTCTGTTCGGTATTCTGTTATGTCCTCAACAAAGGGCTTTAAAATACCATTGGCGGCTATCCTGTGGCCTGCTACTATTGTATGGCCTACGGCTTTTAGTGAACCAATTTGGAACTCCTCGCCTACTGGACAATTATAATCTTCGTGTTTTATAAATCGTATTCTCATATTATCCTCAAGTTGCGGTTACATAAGAGACAAAAACAGCGGCTAAGTCACCCGCATCCATTACGGTTCGCCAGTCTACGGCAGAGGTAGACCCTACTAGCTTTATCCTTAGAAGCAAGTTTCCACCACTAACTGATGCAGATATTGTGTAAATGTCTGATGCGCTCGAACTATTAATGTCGTGCGTCCCTATACTTGCGCTTAAAAAACCAACGATATTACCTAAAGCCAGGGTTAACACCTGCCCCGATACCGTCAATGTCCAGCTTCCAAAAGCACCTCCATCGTTGGTCATATTTACGGCGTTGCTAGTCGAAACAGGGTTCCATGTTCCATCCGTCGAGCTATTGTCTGTGACATCTATATTCGTGCCTGCTGTTCCTCCAGGCTCCACAAGGGCAACTATCGTGTGCATCGCAAGCAACGGCGTAACACTTGGAGGATTCAACACACTCGCCCCTGTCACCGCGCCATCGTTTCCGTTGGCTTTATCGTACCAGACTGTTTCGCTAATCGAGTCTTGGGTGTATAGGGCTACTGCGCCGAGCTGAACTATTGATACATTATCAATAGTGCCGACCCATGAACCAGTCACTTGAAAGTAGATTAGTCCATTACTCGATACGCTTGTCCATTCCAGAGTTTCCGTACCAGACCCAGTAGCGGAAATAGTGTCTAATGTAATATAACTTGAACCGTCATACTCTGCGATTATCAGAGCCGTTCCAGATGTTCGCGCCCAATCAACAGAGATTCGATAATCTTTACCCACCGTTAGCCCGATATTTTGATTCATACTGGCAATGGCTGATTGAGTCCCCGCAGATACACCAACACCACCTGCAATAGTCCATCCTCCATCATGCCCCCAATCAGTATCGGCAGCAAAAGCGCCATTAGTTACTAGCTCCGTCTGACTACCGTACTGCCAAGCAAATTTCAGATTTCCACTAATTAAAGATTTTACCTCTGCGGCGGTGGGGTAAAAATTAGCCACCAACACTTCGCCGATCTCACATTTAGCAAAGTTGACAGAAGATGTCCTTGTTAATGCACCAATCGTGAATGAGTCACGCCCCGTTAAATCTCCGAACCAATCCCCATTATTTACACCCGTTGATACGGTTAGCGTTTCGGCAACGCCGTTTAAATCCATTGAATAGGCAGAGCCGTTGCTTTTGAATGTTGCAATATACTCCTTACCATCTTCCATCACCGTACTGCCGAGGACAAAGTTGGCTGTGGCGCTAACCCCCGTATCGAGTTTCGCTATACCCAAAACCCCCGTTGTATTTATACCCATCCAAAAATATTTGCCAGTTGTGGCCGTGTCTGCACTAGCGACCAAGACCTGTTGAGCCGCTTTATCTACAAATCTAAAGTGAACATTGACAGCACCCTCGGTTGAATCGAAAAGGTCTGCGCCTGTGACAGTAATAACATCGTCTGTTGCATCAAATCGGTACACCGTACCCTTTGACATCATATTGGTAGTGGTTTGGTCGTCTAATAGATAATCTCCTTCAAGATCAATCGAACCAGAACCTATACCTGCGGTCTTAAGCCATGTTGATACACCTGCGGTTACATCAGTTAGCGTATAGGAAACATCGTTAGTTGTATCTACCCATATAGTACCAACGCGATAAACGTCAGCAGTTGTGGGAGCAGACGCGTTCTCAATTATGCCCTTGTCTCTTATAATTTTCATTTAGAACTCCGTGGTTATTTGGAGTGTAGCATGGGCTCCTGCGACAGCCGAAATGAATGTAGCGGTTGCGACCTCTTCTTTGCCCTGCAATTCCACTGAGTCTCCAGGCTGTAGTAAATCACCTAGAGAAGTTGTAGCATCACCATTACGACATACACGAACAGCATTAGTTTCTACTGAAATGTCAGCAAACTCCGCATCTTTATAGGTTTGTGTTTGCCCTGCCGGTTGGGCGTATTGTACTGTTGCGCCTAAGCTAGAAAGACTCTGTGCTGTGTTAGAAGACGTACCTGTAACTGTCTTTTGCGGTATACCCGCGCTTTTTACCTTTTGCATTTTTCACCATCCTCCTAATGCAAGTTGCCCCTTATATGCTATAATCTAGGCAATACTATTTTTATTCTGCAAGCTATTTGTAGTCTTCTTTTAATCTTCTTTTTAAATCTTCTTCAACTGTGGGGTTTTTTAGTTCCCATTGAATCCAACCCTCACCACCTTGAGCCTTTTTGTACTCAATCAGTTTAGAGGCCATCTTCTTAGCCATTAATTCAGCCACCCTACAATGCTCCCGAATAGCCTTATCCTTATTTGACCCACCTTGAGCTTGGTCATTAATCTTACGAATAACTTCACATATCGTTAAATCGGGAGCCGCGTGTTTCATTCCCATAGTCCAACCTCCAATGATTTAAAGTCTAGCCCCAAGTCACGGACTATTGCCCTATTGTCTACATCAAACATACGAATATCACCTATTGTCCAATCTTTATACAGGATGCTTTTAGCACCCAAAAGGTCAGCAAGGTCTTTGATTGTGTAGTTTATGCCTGAAGCACAGTTATATATCTTACCTATGGCGGTATCAAGCGTGGCTGCTCGTAAATTAGCGTCAACCACATCACCTACATGGGTAAAACTTCGCTGTTGCGTACCATCTCCAAAGATTGTGATTGGATGGTGAGCGTCTATAGCTCGTTTAAATATAGCCACAACTCCACCAAATTCATTATCCTCTTGCCTTGAGCCGTAGACATGGAAATATCTTAGAATCGTTGTCTTTAAACCAAACTGCTCATGGTACATTTGGACGTACTTCTCACCTGCAAGTTTAGATACACCATAGTAAGAGGTCGGATTTAAGGGGTGTTTTTCACCCTGGGGGTAGGTAATAGCCTCGCCATAAACAGAACCCGTGGAAGCGTGGATAAATCTAGCGTCTTGCTTAAGAGCGTGTTTCAAAAGTAAAAGCGTACCACCCGCGTTCACCGATAAATCCCTAGATGGATCTGATAAGCATACTGTTTTCTTAGATGCGGCGTTATGGAAGATTACATCAAACCTATGCCCCTGGAAAAACCACTCCATTTGACCCGAATCAGAAACATCGGCTTCAAAAAACTTTACTTTTGAGCTAAGATTCTTCCTATACCCTGCCGATAAATCATCAATACCGTAGACCTCATGCCCCTCGGCTACGAGAGCGTCTGCTATATGGGAGCCTATAAATCCTGCGGCACCCGTTACTAATGCTTTCATTTTACCCCTTTTCTGATATGGGCAGTCGTCCTTCTTGTGGGTTGACTCACCACAATTAAAGCACCACATTTATAAGCCCCTATATATTTTGTCCCACATTTCACCAACAGTTTTGTAAGAATGGAAATCAACAGCCCACTTTCTCATTGCCTTGGACTGCTTAACCATATCACCGTCTAAAATACCCTTTAAGGCGCAGAAAATGGAATCTACGGTGTTTCCGCAATCTATTGGTGGCATAGCATCTAATTTGCCTTGAGCGCCTTTAAACGCCTCTGGTGAGATATACGCTAAAGTCGGTATTCCAAAAGCCATAGCCTCTACAGCAGAATTTCCGTACCAACCCACTTCTGATTGATCAAAAAAGATAGTGGCTTCTGACTTTCTCTTTAAGCATTCTTTGTAATTGACGTTATGGATTATGTCAGATTTGACATCATATCCTGCCTTTTGAAGTTTCTCTATGGCTTCTTCAAATTTATCGGTACCCTTTTTATCCTTAGTAGATGGGGAGTGGGCGATTACGGGAGTCTTTCTGTTTTCCCATGTGACATCAAATTTGTGTGTTGGGTATGGTATTTGGGTGAAGATACAGTCAAAACCATCATAGGCAAGCGTGGGGTCGCCCACAGTTCTTAACGTGCAGGAGTCATAGTCTGAGAGCTTTGCCACAGGTCGTGCTATTTTTTCGTCAGCATCTCTACGGAACATTGAGCCGTGGACAGTTACGATTGTTTTATTGGGGGTGACGTCTAGCTCTTTCATGTAGTAAGAGTCGGGTGGGTCATCGCCCTTGTAGTGAATAATGTCAGCGCCCCTGAATAGGGTCTGTAGCCTTGAAGCTGTTTCGGAAGGGAGGAAGTGTTTATCTTCGTTACGGACAAAGAGGGCGGGGTAGCGTGGGAGTTTAGAAGGGTACGACATTGGCACATAAGCAAAATATTCGGCGAATGTCTTTGAGTTCATATTGACAGCTTCAGCCATCCTGTAGCCCGAACCTGCGTAATCATGGTGAGATATTAAGGCAACCTTTAGCATCGTATCACCTTATTCCCATCTACCCTTAGATTCTTAGTCCCTTCATGGCGATAAGAAGGAAGGCTCCGCAGGAACATATCTTCGGTAGCATCAGTATTGGGTTCGTAATCAGTATCTTTGACTTCGGGCAAAAGTTGTTTAAGCATCCGTTCTAGTTCATAAACAAGCTCACGAATCCTCTTGTCTTGCGGTAAAAGGCTTTGAGCGTGGTCATTGATTTCCCTTAGTATCTCACATGGAGTCCTGTTGTGGCTGCAATCACAAATCATCTTATGTCCCTCACTCCACCAACATAAATATTCTCTAGCTTTGTACCTGCGCCTTTTTCTAACTCATACTTATTCCCACTAATATTGTCGTCATGTTGGAAATAGAAGTAACCAAAATTCCATGCTGCGAGTAGGACTGAGACCTCTTCATCCTTACCTGCCCTTGTCAGGAAGTCGGTATCCACATAGCGCACAAGGTCTTCATCAAACCTTTTGTCTAGGACGTAATCCTTTCTCCACATTCCCGTTGGGATGCGCTCGTAATGGCGTACATCTTCTTTAGCATTATAGAGGGTACAATGAGAAGTGGAACAAACGGGGTTGTTAGCCCCCATCTGTAGAGCGAAAATCATTAAGGAAAGGAGGTATTCAGGGACGATTTCATCATCATCACCTAGATACATAACCCATTCACCGTCAGCTTTTTCGGCTATCTCGTTGTATGCAGCCCCTATTGATAATTTCTTTTCGGTGTTGTCTAAGACATGAATATCTAATTCACCAGGATAAATTTGACGCTTTACTGAAGTGACAGCACGTTCATATTGATCCTCACGGGTAACAACTATCCCGACTGTAACAGAGGGAAAAATTAACTCTTCCATAAATACCCCTTTAGTAGAAGGGAGGGGTTTTTACGCCCCTCCCCGTTTAAGTTACGCCATTGGTCGGTAACTCAGGACGTTCACGAAATCATAAACGTGTGACTGAGTAATCGCTAACCTCACGATTGAACCAGATTCAACGACAGTATTGCTAAGTTTCCAAAATCCGCTAGTCCCTAGTTGGGCTTGACGGATGCTAGAAGCTGTTGAAACAGGGCGCATAGATGCGATAACATCATTTGCCCGTGTAAGTGATACGGTTGGGCCAGATCCAGCGACCTTTGTGATAATCGCCCAATCAATCAGTTCCATCTTGAAAGGTGCTGTGAATTTTGCCACCACGGCTGCATCACTAGCATTACTTACAGACACTCTGATTTTGTGACCGAGAACCCATCGAGCAGTACCAAGGGCTCCTGAAGAACCCGAAGAAACTGTCAACGAAATCACGGAACTAGGTTGACCACCATAAGGATGTGCGCTTTTAAAGGCGACCCGACTGGTAACATTAGTTGAGGCACTATTTATAATACTCATAAGTCACCTCTCTTAAGTTGCTGTCGATTTGGTCATTAAGATCAAACTCGACTGGTTAGTACAGGCAATGGCGTCTGTGACACCTGCGGCTGCATTGTTTTTTGAGAAGGCATTAGCGGCTCCACCACCTGCGGTCTCTCCATCAAGAGCTTCATCAAAGTAATCGGCTCTGTTGTACCCGTTAATAACGGACACGGCGATTTCTTTAACGTTCTCATGGTCAGAAAGGACAGTAGTGAATTTTGCTTTATCTCTTGAGATACCTTTACCAATAGCTCCGTTACCGAAGAAGATGGCATTCTGATTTTTGTCAGAAGGTAGGACAGAAGGAGCAAAAGCTGTTGCCTGTGTTGCGCCAAAGAAGTCACCGCGAGTTGTGTTCCATGAACGAACAGCAACGATGTCTTCAAAGAATGCAACACCCATGTAGTACCCTACAAAACCTTGAAGCTCGGCATTGGTTGACAGACCATTCCAAGCAGCTTGGTTAGCAGCCTTAAACCCTGAGTCAGCTAAAAGAGTAATCTTTTGCTGTGGGGAGATAAGACATGCCCAATAAGGCATACCGTTTTCAGAAACGATCTGAGGGATCATACGTTCCATCAAAACAGGATTCATATATTCAACGATGTCGCTTGTTAAACCGTAAAGTCCACTAGCTGCGGCGGTATCGAGATGTGCGTTGGTCTTGGTAGACCCAGCAGTACCGGCAGAAGTTAAGACTCCACCATCGTTATAGTACCAGTTTGGATGATAGCGTTTGTAGAGACCTTTACCATCGTCAGCAGTTCCAACGGACAGATTCTCTCCAACACCTTCATAGAAAGCGCGTGAGACATCCTGGTTATCATACTTACTTAACCATTTGCTGAGTTGTGGCGTGGCAGCCTCGATCATGTTATAGATTTTAACGTATTCATTTGCCATTGCACCAGACTGAGCCATAACAGCTTTACGAGTCTGATTTACATAAAGACGTAAGAAGTCGAGGTCTTGGTCTTCACCAGTACCTTCAACAACGGTGTCACCAAATACAGGCGCACCCGACAAGTCCATCCGCATTGGCAGTAACATATTGTCACGACCCTTTTGGATAAATTCGGTCATCATTTCAATGGGTTTTCCTGAAGGACGTACAAGGGTATTACCATTGTCATCCCGTGAGATGTCTGTAGCACCAGACCATCTTGCCCAGATAGTGTTGAACCAAGACTCGTTAATCGTCTTGTCCCGTAAAATTGCAACATTGGCAGAATATGCTTGACTAGCATTAGTTGCGGAAGCCATAGTTGTTTTCCTTTTACATTAGTTGTTTCAGTTTGTCTTGGAGCGCAGCTACTTGTTCAGGTGTGTGCGTGGCGACATATTTCTTCATCTCAGAAGGGCTAGAAATGAGCTTGTCTATGCTAACATAGTTCCCAGATGTACCAGGAGCAGAAGCGTCTACACCTGCTTGCGGTTTCGCGCTTGCAGTCATAATATCAGTACGAGCTTTAGCTTCAGCCTTCATCTCGGCAGATTTCACCATGCGTTCAGCGCCATAGATAGAGAGCATTGCGTGTTGGTAAGACCTCTCGGTTAACTTACCGTTCTCCAAGTAGTTATTTTCAGCTACGGCATCAACATTAGTAACTTCTTCAGCAGTCAGTTCATAGTCCTTCTGTAGCTTATCCTTTTGTGCTACCTTGAAGGCTTTGTTTTCACCTGACTGAACGATGTCACGAATAGATTCAGCGTGAGACTTTGTACTGTACTCATCACTTAATTCATTCACTAATCGCTGTTGATTGCGTAACTCTTCTTTTGAGACTACATCAGGATCTATGTCCATCAGCTTTTCACGTTCTTGGTCAAGAAGGGTTTTAACCTCAGAAGCCTTGAGTTGTTCCCTCAATTCTTCAGGAGTGAGATTGACTTTATCAAGCTGCTTTTTTAGGTCAGCTTTTTCATTGCCCATCTCACTAATCTTCTGTGACCCTGACTGCACCATAGCAATCAGTTCTTCTTGTGTCTTGCCTTTGTACTCCTCAGGAGCCTCGTATTCAGCCTCGGTTACGACTTCTTCCACTTCTGCCTTATCCTCTACAGCTTGTCCCTCATCGGGGTCTGCTTCGGGTGCTTCCTCAGATTTATCGTCACCAATATGGACTAATAGTTCATCACCTTCCTCTTTAAATTGTGCAGGTTCAGGTGTTTCTACTTTTTCTTCGTTTACAATTTGTTCTTCTACCATAATTACCCCTTACTTGTTCTTAAGTTTTCTCAGTTGCGCCTTTAGCTCACGGGAAGTATTGTTGTCTTGTCCGTTTGGGTCTTGCGCCTTGCGGATTCGCGCTTCAAGGCTCTCTATTTTCCTTGCCCTAGCGTCCGCTACATTTATGCCTTTGTCAAGTTTGCTGCGATATAGGTTCCAAACCCTAGAGCGTTGTTCGGCCTTTATGTCTGCACTAGAAACGCTTGAATTATTTATTTTCCTAAGTTCAGCATCTCTTTCTTCCCTGATTTTAGCTAACCTGCTCTTGCTAGGCATTTGGCGTTCCTCTTGGTTGTTCTAGTTGTTGCGCCCCTTGAGCGCCTTCTATTACCTGTGCCGTTTCAGCACCCGCCCTTTGTACTGCGGCGTCTTCAAACTGTTGTCCTAATATTACATCAAGCCATTGCATCCATTCATCTTTACCCTCAATAGGTGCGGCATCTACAAGCTGTTTAGGCGGTACAAGCCGTGGGTCAATCCCTGAAAGTACGTTAGCAAGAGCTAAGAGTTGGTTGAAATGATCTTCTCTCTGTAATGTGTTATCTTCACCCTCATCAATCTCTACGAACATGCTTGGGTTGGAGACATCATTAAAAACTTCACCGGCAATATTCAGATTGATAATTTCTTGTGAGTATATTCCTGCCGCAGTTGGCGAAGACTTCAAATCTAATACGCGCATATTCTCAGCATAAACCCATGAGAAGTTGTCAACGAAATCAGCCATTAACGCCTTGCGGAGTTTAGAGCGATTCTTAAAGTGTGGGTTTACAGAGGCGGCGGCCTGTGCGACCTTGTTTTCAAAGAGGACATTGGACTCACCTGATTTACCACCCGTTCCCTGTAGCTGTTCAGTAACAGAAGAAACTTTATGTGAGTATGCTTCTGCGTGGTCTGTAGAGCCAAGAGACATCGGATCAATAATAGCAGGAGCGAGGACTTGAGGCATGTTGTTTTTCATGTCTTTTAGCCCAACTCTTTGTCCAGGTTGATTACCCTTGCGGTCTATAATTTCATTGGCTTCCTTTTCTCTAGTGGAAGTCATTAGCATACCTGAGAGGTGTTGGGTTACATAGTCTCGGTTTTGAGAAACACCCTTATTTACATCGTCTTGCATGTCTTTAAGAAGCCCCATAAGGCTTGCGCCCTCAATAACTTGGGTATTGTATTCAAAAGACCACATTGGGAATATGTCAAAATTTGCTGAAGGCCATTTAGCGGCCTCATCTACTACGGTCAGCCAGTTAAAATGAGGTACTGAGATTGTTATGTGTATGCCTTCGGTTGTACCCTCGGTAATTTTACGAGCGCCTTTTAGTTTACGGAACTCTTTGCTAGAAATAGTGTGAATGCCTTCTCCGTCCGAGTAGGTGATGGTCTTATTATAGACCCTCTTTTGCATTTCAACGACCCTGTACTTGCCATTCTCTTCGTTAAAGTGTGCTTTACTTGAGTATTCGCTGTCGGTGAACCTTTTCAGGAATGATGCAAACTTGTCTTTCCATGCTGTCTTTTTCTCTTCGGTAAAATCTGCCCTATCTCCAAAACGTGCAATCAGTTCTTCAATAGTGAGCAGTTCTTCTTTTAAGATCCACGGGCATTTCTCAAGTGCGTAGTCAGAATTTAGCGTATCAGGGGCGTAGCGAACCCTCATTGTGTTCTTGACTTGGTAATCAAAGTCCAAATAACCCATTGAGTTTACTTTAAATCTTCGTTCAATAGCTCCACCCATTTCTAGGGTGAGAGCATCTATCATAACCGTATCTAATTTTTCTTCAACATTCTGTTCATCGTTAATGGCGTTCCATCGGCCTTGGATGATATTGGCTACGGCGGCTTGTTCACCACCCTCATGAGCTCTTACCCTTGCTCTACGCCTAAACTGTTGTTCGTTCCCAAGCAGGGTTGCGAATAGTGGTTGAATTATGTTATAGCGAAGCAATGGTTTCTTGTGATTGAGGGCGTCTGCTTTTTCGTCAGACGTATATGGGTCGTTATTCAGATAGCGCATACCCTCTTCAGAGTCAGCAATAGCTTTAGCGTAGGCGTCATCTGTGAGCGTCCACGCTTTCATCATTTCAAACCCTATATCTGTTATTCCCTCTGGTCGTCTTATACTGATTTCCAGGTTCCTCCACTTTCGTTACCGTCTAAGTTATCACCTCCCAAAGTATCCATCCAACCCTTTTTTACAACTTTTTTTGGTTCGGAGTGTCCAAGCACCGCCATAATCAAATATTTTCCTGCGTCAAACGGGTGATCGTCTGCCTTTGTGTCCACATCTTCAGGGTCGGTTTCTTTTGCAGGAAGGTTAGGGATTGACTCGGTACAGTAGGTGCAATTACTTGTGAATCTTAGTTTAGGCCGTATATCGCTAGTGTTCCATTGGTCTGAAGCAGACAAGACATCTTCTATCCCTTCAGGGAGAGCGAGAGCGTTATAAAATAGTTTAGCTCCTGCCTTACGATCATTATTCCCTGGCGTTAAATCAATACCCTCATCTGCGTAGAAGTCGGCAGGGGAATAGAGCATTCCGTCTTTTTCACTCTTTTTTGTCCAGTAAGCAGGGTCAGCGATCTCCTCATCAAAGTCATCAGGAGTGAACCCCCACCTTTCCTTCGTTTCTTGGTTGACATACTTCGCCTGTTCGGAAGCTGCGTAGCCTGTACCGAATATTTCATCGAATATAACAATCTCCCCAAGCGAGTTGACTGCGCCCAACAGACAAACGAAGGGCGCTTTCGTTCCCTCATCGTAACCCCTTACGAGGGTGTATTCTACTCTTGACCAATCAGACCCGAACTTAAATTCTTCTTCAGGGATAACATGATAGTATGGGTTCCAATTATCAAAGAACTGCCCTGAGAATGCGTCCCATTCCCCGTATAGCCACATAGCCCTTAATAATTCAGGTAAGCCCTTTAGAAACTTGACGTATGCAGGGTCATTCTCTGTAATTGATGGATTGTCAAAGACTGTGGCAGGAATAAACTTGTATGAGAGGCCATCGTCAATATAGGCAACCCCTGGTTTTTTCTTTTGGTAAAAGACTTCGTACTCTTCGCTATAAATTTTTGAGCCATCTAAGATTGGAGGGCATCTTTCGATATATTTCTTTTTCAGCCATGAGTGACCGATATTCCCAGGGTTGGCGGTTAGTCGCCTAAACACTTTGATTTCAGGGTTAGTTGAACGTGCAGAGGAAAGGATTCTCTCTACCCAATCTTCGGGGAACGTGTTGGCTTCATCAATGCCTATGTAGTGGAAGTTACCACCAATGTAGTTATCAAGGGCTCGTATGTCGGCACAATGGACTAGGTATATCTTTGCGCCCGAAGGAAAAATGTAGCAATGGTCTCTCTCCATCCATTTACCGCCATAGGCAGGATATAGCTTGTCTGTTTCAGGCTTGATATTTCTTAATAACTGTGGGTAGGTTCGTCTTACAAGTAGAGCTTGGTATTCAGGGTAATCAATGGAAACCTTGTCTACAACATACTCTAGGCCAACCTGTTTGCTGTCGGGGAGTTTTTGGATCTCCTTGGCTACCTTCTCTGATATTTCTTTCCCCTTAAATTCCCAATGTGATTTTCTTACCTTGTAGGCAGCGTCCCACGCAAGGCTCAGAGATTTCCCACCACCACGACTACCGCCATACAATACGAAATCCGACTCATCTCCGAGAAATATTTCCTGTGGCCCAGGGTGTGCCTTAAAGGCAAACTCAGACATCTTCACTCCTAAATAAATATTTAGCCAATTCTAATAGCGCATCTCTCCAAATGTTCCCGTATTTCTCAATAAATTTTCGTTCACCCTTTTGATGATATTCTTGATGGTGAATCCAACATAGGTCGGGGGCAAGCATGTAGTGTTCTAGTTTTGGAGTTAAGCGGTTACGCCCTGCACCTACAGCCTTTAGGTGGTGAGGGGAAGCTACTTCATTAGTGCATCGTCTACCCGTGTCGGGGTCTATTACCCAACATTGTGTTGGATTGGCTTTACGATAGGCTAGGTATTCTAGGCTTGTTATTTCCATCGCGGTTCCTCAAGTGCTTCACGGGCAATCTTTTTATTCTCACGGCGTTCTTTTTTGTGTGTTAGGGTTTTGGTGTATCTTCCCATAATTTCGCCCCACCTGTATAGCCTAGACTTCCAATATTCTTTGCCAACATGCCCAATAGTCTCAGCCCTCTTACCGTGTGCCATTAATTATCTCCACCTAAGTAGCCCACTCCGTTTCTTTAACTGCTTTAATCTCTTTTTGTAAATTCTATTCTTAATCCCCGTTACCTGCAACTCTTCAAAGATAAGGTCTTCAAGCAAAACAAGCAAGTCGTTAAACAATTTTGGTGGATTATCCTTCTTAACATTCATCTCTTCGGGGAATAGCCAAGCATGGCAACGAGGGCATTGGGTTTGTTCTTCGCCATTCTTTATCCTAGC